GCCGGGGCCCTGGGTAAGGAATGCTGGACGCTCGTGCCTAGCAAGCCGCATTGGCGCTTTCTGATGGAGGGCGACTCCATGCCGTGGTACCAGAGTGTGCGGATATTCCGACAACGCGGGTCGGACTGGGGTCGCACCGTCGCTGAAGTGGCGCACAACCTCAAGGAGCGGGCATCCTTAACGTCTTCATAGGCGTGGACGCGCGGCAACCAGTAGCGGCGACCGTGCTCAATATGTCCATCGTCGGCCGGGCGAGTGTTCCCGTCGCCGTGACATGGCTGATACAGGACCAGCTACCGGTCAAAAGACGCGGCTTGACCGACTTTACGTTTACCCGCTACCTACCGCCGTATCTCATGGGATACGAGGGCTGGGCGCTGTTCCTGGATGGCGACATGCTCGTCCAGGCCGATATTGCCGAGCTATTCAGCCTCAAAGACGACCGATACGCGGTGCAGCTGGTGAAGTGCGAGCAGCGATTTGAATGGCCCAGCCTCATGCTATTCAACTGCGCGAAGTGCAAGACACTAACGCCGGATTTCATCGAGAACGGACGGCCCCAGGATCTGGAGTGGGGCGAAGTCGGAGAACTTCCGGGCGAGTGGAACCGTTGCGTAGGATATGAGAACGCAGACGACGCCAAGCTATTGCACTACACGATGGGCGTCCCGGCCTTCCCCGAGACGCAGGACGTAGGGTACGCAGAGGAGTGGAAGCAAGACCTCCGCGCCGCGAACTCAACCGTTTCATGGCAAGCATTGATGGGCGGCAGCATTCACGCCAAGCGGCTGAATGAAAAAAGCCGGTAACACGTTCATCCCGGACGACGATGCCTACTTCGCCCCGTATTTCGCTGCCCACGACGTGTTCGAGGGCGGCAACCTCATCGCTGGACTGGAGCACGTCAAGCAGATCGACTGCGCGGTAGACGGTGGAGCACACGTAGGTTCGTGGACGCGGCACTTGGCGGGGATATTTCACCACGTCTACGCCTTCGAGCCACAACCGGACAACTACAAGTGCCTGGAAGCGAATACGCGGCACTTGCCGAACGTGCACATACATCGCACCGCCTTAGGCGAGCGCTTCCGCGCCTTTGTGGGCTTGTCACCTGGGAACAACTCTGGTTGCTGGCATATCAGCGACGGCAAGGGCGTTTGCATGATGCCGCTGGACGAATTACGGCCCTTGGAGCAGCGCAAGGTTGGGTACCTGAAGCTCGATGTTGAGGGTTATGAGTATTACGCGCTTGTGGGGGCTAAGAATCTCATCGAGCGCTGTAGCCCGGTGGTGCAGATTGAAGAAAAGAAGCTACCGCACAGCTACGACTGCCCCACGGCGCGAAGTCTATTGAACGGCTGGGGCTACCGCGAAGCGGCGAAGTCGGGCCGGGACGTGATCTTTATTCGCTGATGGGTCTAAGGGCTTTCGGGCTGGGCATGTTGAGCGCGTATCTCCCGGCGGAGCGAGTCTTGTCTCTGTCTTACCCTGACCTCCTGGTGTCGCAGGCAATGTTAGAGCAGATATGGGGCGTGCGAACGTTCGCCGAGCGCGATTTCGGTAAATGGCACGGCTTGCAACACCCGATACCGGAGACAGCAGAGGCGTTCGCGCGAAAGGGCACCAAAGAGTTCCGCTGCGTTGATGCGGTACCGTCTCGCGGCATCGAGGAAGTGTGCGACCTGAACGAGCCGCAGGACTTCGGCGAGTACGATCTGGTCATTGACGCGGGCACTACCGAGCATTGCGCTAACTTCTGGCAAGCGACGGTAAATGCAGCCAACGCCGTGAAGGTTGGCGGGGTCATTTTTCACACGCCACCGCTCACGATGATAAATCACGGCTTTGTCTGCCCGCAGCCGACGTTCTATTACGACACCTACACACAGAACGGGTGGGCGCTGGAAAAAATGGTGCTGTCCAATGGCGAGAAGTGGTGCGATTCACCCCGCATCAACCGCTTCAACATGGACCCGGATTACAGTATTTACGTTATTGCGCGCCGTTTGACGGACGCGCCGATGAAATGCCCGACGCAATCGAAATACCTGAACAACCCGAAGTTAGCCTGACGCCAATCGAGCAGGCTATGTCGATCCTGGCGCGGTATTGCGAGTCCTGCGGCGATGTTCTGGCGCATCCAGAGTTGGGGTGGGTCAATAACGCTCTGGACGACTTGAGGAAGGCGCGGAAATTGGCGTGATCGTCGCCTTTCTGCATGTCGGTACTGACGCGAGATTGCCGACGAAGATGGTCGAACACGTAAGACGCGTCATGCCCCAGCATCAAGTGCTGCACATGACCGACAGCGCGACTCCGGCCATTGATGGCGTGAGTAGGCGGCAGGAAATACCTTACGACGGCTCCCGGCTGATGACGTATCGGCTCCAGCATCTAGCGGAGCTGGCCGAGCCCGCGATTATCCTCGATACCGATGTAATCGTGCAGGCCGATTTGTCGGCGGTATTCGACAAGGACTTCGACGTAGCGTTGACCAAGCGCAAGGGCAGGATTCTGTATGGTGGTAAGGACATTGTTAAGTCCATGCCCTACAACACCGGGGTTATGTTCTCGCGCTCTCAGGCCTTCTGGCGCGACTGCTATGCGCTGTGCAAGAAAGCTCCGCAGGATATGCAGCGATGGTTCGGCGATCAACTGTGCGTCGCTGCCGTCGCCCCCAAATACAAGGTGCTGGAGCTTCCGTGCTCCAAGTTCAACTACACGCCGGCCACGCAGAACGAAGACGTGTCGGCTAAATTCGCGGTCCACTACAAGGGCCAGCGCAAGGATTGGATGCTGAATGTCGCTTGATACCTACGCCAACCTAAAGCTGGAAGTCGCGGCCTATCTGGATCGCTCGGACACTTCCGTAACGTCGGGCGGCATAGATACGTTCATAGACCTGGCCGAGGCGTGGTTTAACCGAAATCTCCGCGTGCGGCAGATGACGGACAGCACATCAGCCCTTACTGTGACTTCGGGCGTTATCACACACCCCACGGGCTGGCTGAAGTGGAAACAGGTTGTCATGACGACCATTCCCATCGTGGAATTGGATATCACAACGGAGAAAGCTGCTTTAGCAATCGACTCCAGCAACCAACCAGGAACCCCTAGTAAGGTCATTGTTCGCGGTTCTTCGTCGATTGTATGGCCCCTTCCAGACTCGACTTCGAGCTACACCTATCGCGGGATTTGGTACACGGCGATACCAGCCTTAAGCGGATCAAACACCACGAACTGGCTCCTTACCGCCTACCCGGACGCGTACCTTTACGGCTCGCTGCTACAAAGCACCGCGCGCGGCTTTCAGAATGATGGCCGCATCCAACTGTGGCAGGCCGCGTTCGAGCAAGTGGTGGGCGAGATAAACGCCTCGGCGGCGGACGATGAAATGGGGCAGGCAATGACGGCTCCGGTAATCCGAAACGTGGTTTAGTTTGGCCTACGGACCAGTAAAGCTTATAGGATTCTCCCCCGACTTACCGCCTGACACGCCCGGCGCGATCACCGCCCAAGGCGGGATGATCCCGACGCCCAAAGGCTTTACCTCCGGCCCTGTCTTGGCCGCGACCAACGCGGCGACGGTCAGTAATACGCAGTCTCTCGGTGTCTTCTCCCCGAAGAAGGTAGACGGTACCCAACGGTGGTTCTTCGGGACCACTACGAAACTGTACGAGAGTTCGAGCAGCGGTGGGACACTCACCGACCGGTCTGGAGCGACTTACAGCGCGGTAGATCCTACTCAGACGTGGAGCTTTTGCCAGTTTGGTGACGTCACTCTGGCGTCGAATAAGGGCGACGTACTCCAGCAGATCAACGCTGGTTCTGCGTTCGCTGCGGTGTCGGGCGCTCCTAAAGCTTCGATCATCATCAACGCCGGCCCTCCTACGGCACCGTTCATCCTGGCGCTGAACTTCTACACCGCCGCCTGTGGCGACATGAAGGACGGAGTATTCAACTCCGGGTTGGCCGATTACACCGGCTGGACCACCGGAACGAACCAAGCCGCGACGTTCCAGATATACGAACCCTCAGGGGCTATTGTCGCAGCGATCCCTTATCGGGATGGGGCTGTGTGTTGGAAGTCAGGCTCCATGTTCCAACTGACGTATTCCGCGTCAACCGGGACTCCAGGATGGGCAGCGCAACGAATAGCAAGTGACGTGGGTTGTGCTGGCAAGAACATGTGCGTGAGCGTCAACGACGTTATCTACTTCGCCGACAAACACGGTATCTGGATGTACGACGGGTCGTATCCGAAGAAAGTCCCCGGATACATCCACGACTTCTGGGCGACCAAAGTTGCGGCAGGGTTGGTCA